TTTTGCATAAATTATTGTTGGATCTATTTTTAATGTTATAGCTGACGTATTTACTACAGCTAATGTCATTTTCATAGTTATTTCTTTTCCGCTTCCCTCATCTAATGTAGGTTTATATGATTCTGCACAATTACATATTCCTATCATGTCTCCATCAGAATCGAAAACTGCCATTTCTCTTATAGTAAATCCTCCATCGGTTGGAGCTATTACCGTATATATATTAATCCAATTAGGATTACCAGCATCAATTTCTACATCTACAACATTACCTCTCCATACTTCTTTTTTTACATCTGTCTGACTAGAATCAGGATTATAAAATGCACCATTTCCATCACCTAGCTTCAATAAGTAAGATCCAATTTTTTGCCGCTATAAATACTATTTGCTATTTTAGCCTGACCAATATCAGTTACTACCGTATAATATTTACTCCCCTTTAATTCAGCCATTAATTATTCCTCCCTTGGATAAATTTCTATTATTTCGCTACTTATACTTCTAGCATTAATTTCAATATCAAACTTTGCATTTATTTCAGTAATATTCCATGGCAAAACCGATATTTTCTTCTGATATTAAAGTAGATGCTCCAATATATATGTCCCCTTTACTAGCTATAAATAAATTAATATAATCTATCCATGATCTTTTATTTTTATAAACATCAATTAAGATATCAAGTTTTTTTAGTTCTTCAGGAGATGCCCCAACTTCTGTTATATCAACATCAAGTCCAAAAAAATAAGGCTTCCCACCATATTCAAACCATTCTTTTAGCTTTGTTTTACCAAAGACTGTTGCACATGCCTCTTCTACTGCTTTTGGAGTCCCTTTTATCATGTGTAAATATATCGACTTCTTAACAAGTTCTCTCTTTTGATCTAAAGATAATGTATAGTCATAAAAATCAACATGAAATTGCCAGGCAAGAGAATCAATAGCTTCTTCCTCTAGTTCATCTATTCTCCCATAAATAAATACAAGCCTTGTGCTATCACTTAATTTTTGAAATACTGGATTAAGTGCTTTACATAAAGCTTGTACAAAGTTATCTTTTTGCATATATGAAGTTTGCAAACTTAATAAATCTATTTTATTTAAGTCATTATAATTTCCCTCCATATGTAACATTAATGTTTCTTACCTTTGCTAATTGAATTTCTTCAATGTTATCATAGCCAGGACTATTTATAATTAATTTTCTAACTCCAGATAAGTTCTATTATCCACTTCATAAGTTGCTGAATTTAATATCTGAAACTTTAGCTCTTCAACATTTATAGATCTACCTATGTCCTCTTGTTGCCAGTTAATAAATGTCCTTATTGCTCCACTTTCGTAATCAAAGTTTTCACCTTCAATAGCTTTACGCCATTTTCCTTCATAAGTATGAAAGTTTTTATCTAAGTAATATGTTAAATCAATATCATATTCAACTATTTCTGGAGTTCCTGTTTCAACCTTATCTGTAAGTGGTCGTCTATCTCTAGGAGAGCACTCATCATATACTTTTTTTTAGTATTTCATCTGAAGGACTTTCTCCATTATCAACAACTACTAATATTCTTACTGTTCCAGGTGATGGAGATACTACTTTTACTGCTGATATAGAGTTGTCTGCTGAATATGCGTAGTATTCATATGCTCCTTCCGGACCAGCACAACTCTTACTTTCCATTTCTAACCTAGCTCTTTCTCTATATGATTTATCATCTTCAATATCAGATCCTTCCTTGGATATTTCAGTATTATAAATTTCTGAAACATATGCAATAGGATCAATAATATGATTTATCTTTCCAGCTAATATTCCATTATATTTTTCCCCAATAGATGTTGAAACAAGTTTTACATCAACTTCCTTTTGGCCTGCTTTAACTATATAATTTTCTTTTATTTCAAATATTCTTATTCCATCTGATGTTATTTTAGTTCCAGATGGAATAAGAATATCTTTTTTCTGAACCTCTGATAATACTGCTTTACCAGAACACGATGCTTTAGTTGGTTTTAATCTCTTAGTATCAAAATAACTGTTAGCTATAGCATCAGTTTTTTCTTCTCTCGAATTCTCAAGAAAGTTTTGGTTTGCTGTATCATTTATATCATTTTTTAATGCCATTATTATAGGCATCAAGGATTTTATAAATAGCTTTTTTTCATCACCTTCATGAAGTTTTTCTCCAAGATCAGATTCAATATTGCGTACTATTTCTTCATATACAGTTTCTGCATTAATATTAACAAAATTAATGTACAATTTCTATCACCACCTTTATTACTGGAATTTTACTATTGTTATCATCAATTTCATATACAATGTTAACTTCTTTTACTTTAACTCTTGTTTCATAAGTATTTACTAAATCATATGTTTCCTCTATTATTTTATTTTTCACCTTTTCAAGTGGTTTATCTAAGTTATCCGGATTTCTGCCCATAAGCCTATCATAAGGTACTTCATCTTTAAAGGTATTTAAAATAGTATTTACATTTTGAATTATCCTTTCATCACCTTTTGCATTCCAATTTAGATAATTTTTATTTGAGTAAACTTCATATTCCATAATAGTTATCCTCCAAAAATTTGGCTTTCTAAAGCTGAAACTTTTGCTTCATCGTCACTAGACATAGTATTATCCGAAGAGCTTGTTGAAGATTTCTTTTTTTTAGATGAGTTCGAACCCGAACTTTCTTAGTTTCAGATGATGTACCTTCTTCTTTTTTTGCACCATATCGTACGTGTTCCCTAAATGTCAATTTAAGTTTGCATTTAATCATTTTCCCAGAGTTAATTATTAATGAATCTGAAATATCACCTTTTTCTAAAATATATTTATTATCAGATACTGGAGTATTTCCTATAAAAAGCATATGTGGCGTTTTGGAATAACATATTTCTTTCCACTCCTTTAATTCAGTTTCAACATCAACACTTGATGATTGTCTTAAATCTATTGTAAAGCTAGGTTTTTCTAAATCTAATCCCTTAATGTAGTTTGAAGGTCTGTCATTTTCTACTTCCTGCTCTTCAACACTTATTCCAAAGCTATTTGAATAATCATCAAATGTGTATATTTTTTTGCTATTTACTTCAAAAGTTTTTTCAGCAAACCCTCCTAAACTCATTAAATTTCACTTCCCTTTGCTATTATTATTCCTGAATTTATACCATCATAAAGGCATACAATCACACTTGATCCTATTTTTAAATCTAATGTAGCAGTACAGTTTGTATTATTGCAACTTTCTATACACTTTACTTTAAACTCACTTATAGCTAACCACCCAGATACAGTATTATTTAAATCTGGGAATGTCACTCTAGCACTAGATTCTTTCAACTCTGATATGTACCCTTTTCTAAACATCAATATCCCTCCAGTACTTTTCTGACTTTTAACTTAGTTTTTCCACTTGAAGCAGAATATAAATTTTCTATTATATATTTACCACTAAATAGTGCTAAATCTTGAATTTTAATATTATTCCCTGCAGCTATATTATTATTTTTCTCAATATAGAAATATCCTGTAGTTTCTTTTTTGTTATAGGATCTCAAAATATTTTTAGAAAATCTATTTGCTTCTTCGATATTATATACAACTATATCATTTACCTTCAAAACTTCTAGTGTATTATCATAAATATAGCTTCCCTTTATAAATTCTTTTGAAAATGAACTTATTTCACACCCTCCAAATACTTTATTTGAAGTACATTCAAATTCATATTTATCTTTAAAATCAGCAGGAGTAACAGTTAAAACTGTATCCTGCTTTTCTAGGAATTCTTCACTTACTATTACTGCTTTCCCATCTGTTATTTTAAGATTATATCCTTCAAGTTTGCATCTATAATTCAAGAATTCAATATTATTTTCTTCTAATTGATCAACTCGTGTATACAAATAATCATTTAATCCATAAGTTTCTAAATCTAATTCACAATCTTTAAGCAGATCTTTTGCTAAATCTAAAAATCTTACATTTTCCCATACTTTTGATTTCTTTGTTTTAAATTTTTTCTTTATTGATAGTGCTTTTATTGAATAATATCCGTTAGAACAAGAGTACCCATCAACAAACATTTTTCCACTTGAGAATGGATACTCTATCATTTCAATAATGTCATTTTTCTTAAAATCCCATGTCCTACATTCATGTTTTATGTCTGAAAATATAACCGATACACTATCACATTTTCCACCCATATTATCATCAATTTTATAATCTACTACAACTACATCTAGTTTTACTCCTTGATAGTATAAATCCATATTACCACCTACCTTTTCCATGGAGGCAACGTTGATTTATCACTTACTTTTAATTTTGGTATTATTAATTCAACGCCAGCTTCGAAAATTATAGTTCTTATATGATTAGGATTAAGCTGCATTATAAATGTGCTATAATTCTCTTCACCATAAAAATCTAATGCAATTCTATCAAATGTATCACCATTTATGGTTATATATCTATAACATTCTCTAGGCAAACTCAACTCTCTCCCTTTCATCTAATATTTTATTTACCATATCCTTAAATTCTTCATATTGTTGTTTTAGCATATTAACTGTTTCCGATGATGCTTCTCCATTTATCACTGGTGAAAATACAAATGTAGGTGCATTACCATTATTACCACTATTATTAGGGTTTACTATTGAAGCTGTCTTTTCTAACAATGAAATACTTCTAGGATTATTTCGTTTAAGTGGTATTACTGATTCTGGACCTGCTTCTCCTGCAATACTTACACCATTTGTAATACCACCTTTTGCAAGCATTGGAAGTTGAGGAATACTTAAGCCAAAGTGTTGCCCTCCCACAAGTGGTACCCAATCAGGAATATCTAAACTCAACGAATTTATTCCACCTATAGCAGTGTTAATTAAACTAATTACTGCATTTAGTGGTGCTTTTGCTATAGCTCCAATACTTCCAAATATTCCAGTAAAAATTTGAATTATGTTTTGCCATGCTCCTGACCAATTTCCTGCAAATACATTTGATATAAAATCTATTACTCCATTAAAAGCTAGTTTTATATTTTCCCATATGGTACCAACAGTATAAAAAAATCCATTTAGAATATTACCTAAAATCCCAAACGAATTAGTCCAGTCAGTTGTCATAGCTGTAGTAATCCATAAATCAAATGCCTGTATTCCAGATTGAATACTCTGCCACATTCCTATAAAGAAATTTCTAAAACCTTCGCAATTATTCCATAGTAGAACAAATATTGCTATAATAGCTGCTATACCTAATACTATCCAAGTTATTGGACACGCTAAAAAAGCACTATTCAATGCCCATTGTGCTGCAGTCTGAATACCTGTTGCTGTTGTAGATATTCCTCTTGCTGCTGCATCTTTTACATAAATAGCACAGTTTTTTACAGCTTGTAATCCCTCTTTGATTTTCAAAGCATTAAGAACTCTATGTGCAGTACTTTGAACTCCAGTAGCAACAGCTGATGCTTTTCTAACCACTGCATCTTTTGCATATAATGTAGTTAAATATATAGTATCAGCTTTATCTTTAAGTTTTGATAACCTTAATGCAGCCATACCGCCCTTCAAAATGCAAATCGAATTATACACGGATCGTATTGCTTGTACTCCAGATGATACTCCACTAATTACTTTCCATCCTACAAAGGCCTTTGCAATATAATCAATTATTGTTCTTATTTGTGGTCCATTGTTTTGAACATATTGAAATCCACTTTGTATTTTGGGAATTGCATTATCAACTCCATCGCATACTTTTTGAGTAAATGATGTGAATTTTTCTGCCATAACATCAAATGATCCATTATCTTGCATCTGCAACAAATAATCTGTTACTGATGCAAATTTCTCTTTAATTTTATAAAATGCAGAATCTTCAACAATATCACCTGTATCAGAAATACCTGCTATTTTAGCTAGTCCATTTTTTATGATACCGCTTGTTGTAGACATTAAGCCTTTGAATGTTTTAGATTGTATTTCCATAGCGCCATTATATCGTTCCTTCATAAGAGAAAACATTGCAGCGTTAAAAGCTCTTTGATTTGTAATTTGGCCTTTATTATTAACAAGCTCAATACCAGCTAGATCTTTAGCTCCTTGTGCTACTATCATATCTTTAGTAATTCCAAATTCTTTAAGTCGTTCAAGTTCCCCTGTCTGAGCATCTGCAACTGCTTCAACTGCTTGGTCTATAGATTTTCCCATAGCTCCAGCCATATCTCCTGTAAGTGGCAATACTTTTTGAGCTTCTAGGCCATAACTCTGAAGTTTTACAGTAGCATCAACTATTTCTCCAGTTTCAAAAGGAGTTTTATTAGCATATTGTGTAGCCCATGAAAAAATCTCACCTGCTTTTTTCTGGTCTTTCATAACAATATTTAATGTATTTCTATATTGTTCCATGCTTGAAGCTTGGTCAATCATTGCTGAACCCATTTTCTTAGCCCCTACTGCAATAGCACTAGCAGCTAAAACAGTTTTAACCTTGCCACTAATAGTATCTAACTGATTTGATGCATAACTTGTAACGGAACCAGTCTTTGAATTAACTTTATTTATGGAATTTACTGTTCCACTTGCAAATTTAGCAACTGAAGCAAATGCTTTCTGTAAAGTAGGGCTTATCTTACCACCAATTGCTATATTGGTTTGAAGTGTTGTAGCCAATTACATCACTCCTTCTTTTTCATAGCTTTTTTATATTCTTCATTTCGTCGATCACTTTCTTCTACAAGTGACTCGTAATATTCAAACAAATCCTCTAAACTCATATTATAACAATCTTTTCTTGAGTTTGACGTTTCAAGAGTTATTTGTGATACTATCTTTTTTAGTTCGGATCTTCTTGGTTTCCATCCGAGTCTTCTATAAAAAAAGCTCTAGCTATATTTGCAGCCTCCGTATAATCCTTAAGTTTTAATCTAGATATATCTAAAAAATCCAAATCTGATGCTTTTGCAAACATTCTTCCTCCAATTACAGGGTCTAATTCATAAGATGCACTTACCATATATCCACTTCTTGTTGATTCTTTAAATACTTCTTCTATATCTCTTCCTGTTAATTTATCAAAATCATATTCTATTTCATTTACTTCTTTACCATCAATTAAAATTGATTTCCTAAGAGTTAATACTCCTAATCCTGTAATTGCCATTGTATTTTCATTTTTTTTATCCATGTTATTTCCCTCCAATAAAATAAGCCAGGATTTTTTATCCTAGCTTTTATTAATTAAATTATTTTTATAAATATTGTGATATATCGCTAAACATATCCTTACCATTTATTTTATATATTCCGTTTAATTTATCAACGTTAATTATTTCTTTACCATCACATATTCTCTTATATGCAATTACTTCAAATGATATACTTCCATCCTGTGATGCCCCTGATTCTATTTTACCTTCATCAGCTTTCTTATTAGCAACTGTCAAAAATGCTTTGTTAGCTACTACTCTTGCCTTTCCGTTGGATGTATTATATGCATCAGTTACCCATCTGTATTCCAAATTACTAGCTGCAGCTAATGTAGCAAACTTTTCATCAGACACTCTTACTGAAATTTCGGTTTCCATAGAACTTAATTGTCCTAATGTAGGCATATCTATTTCTCCTAGTATTCCAGATCCTTTAATTGTATCCGTTATTTTTTCAATTGATGGTAATGTTATATCTGTTGTATTACCAATTTTATCGGCTGAACCACTATCTCTAACATATACGGAAAAATCAATGGTTTTGTTTTTAATTTCTTTTGTTGTAGTACTCATTATTGATTATCCTCCTCAGAAGTGTATAGATTATCAATTCCTTTAGAAGTAGACTTAACTCTTTGAGTTATTGATTTTGCTGGCGGTGTGTTTGTTACTAATGTATCAAACGTAAAGTCACCCTGTATCATATCAGATCTAGAATTATTACTATTAACAAATCCAATTTCACCATAAAGAAGTTGTCCAGCTGTAACATATGAATTTAATATAGTCTGTTCTGATACAATTAGCGCATCTACATCATTTCGTGTCATTGGTTTATCAATTACGTCTATATTCCTATAATTAAAGTCGTTGAGCAAGTATTTATTCATCATTATGTTAACATCAAAGATTTCATCAACAGCAGTAGTCGAACCATAATCATAGTTCGCCATATGTGGCCCCCATAAAACGTATTTTCCACCACTATAAATAGCTGTTGTAATTCCTTTTTCATTAAGTTCATTAGCTTTTTCTTGGCCAAACCTAATTTGTTTGCCATTCGCAATTAGAGAATCTATATCTATAGCTTTATTAGATGAACTTTCATAAGGAATTCCATCATTTTCAATATCAGTTTGTAGTTTTCGGACTATTGCAACTATAGATCCCCACAACTCTTTATTACCAGTTTTAAATTTTGGCCAACATGTTTTTTCACAGTTAGAATTATATTTATTAGTTTCTTTCCACTTAAGTGCTTTTTCCCTTGAATCTGCCTCATCAGAATTAATATCTGTATAACAAATAGCTTCCCATCTGTCACTTATTCTAGCTGTAGCTTTAACTAAAGCCTGTTCTATTTCTTTTATATGTGAATATCCTGGTGCAGCTAATATTTCAGGAATTATATTTAATTCTTCATAAACATCTTGTATCGCTTGTATTCCTGTCCTTGTCTCATTTTCTTCATCATATGATCCAATAACATTCTCAGGCTTAATTTTAGATGAATCAACTTTCTTATATGATATTGAAATAGATTCCCCAAGATCTTTTAATTCTGATACTTCTAATTTTCCTGATTCATTATATTTCAATTCATAGTCTGTACCTAATATTTTATCTGTTACAACAAGGGAATCTACTATTACATTATCTGTAATAGTTCCAACTCCATTTATTATGTCTAATGTAGAAGTAGTATTGTCTGCATTAGTTATAGTGTCTAGTATAATAACTACTATTGGTCCAATTGGTTTGATTTTATTTGAAAAATGAGCAAACATTACTGCTGATAATGTAAATTCATCAAAATTATCGGTTTCTCTATAACCTAGTTTCGTCTGAGCCTGTTCCGAGTTTCTAATAAGTAATGGCTTATTTATAACTCTATTTTCTTTTTTTACTCTGTGTATTGGAGCAGTTCCTATATAAATAGGCACTGTCTTACTTGTAGATATTGATTCATCACTTGCAACTAACGAACCATATAGTCCATGTTTATATGTCATTTTAGCACCACCTTATAAAAAAATTTGTTCAACATCAGTTTTTAATGGAGCTATTGAACCTTTAAACTTAACATTTGCACTCCAGTATGGATAATTTTGTTCTTCATCCATGCTCCATTCAATAGGTTTATTTATAATAAGGCTTTCATTCAATACGGGATTTAGTTGAAACTCAAGCCTTATTCTAGTTATTATATTCAATAGATCTTTAAATCCTTGTGCATTTGGAGTAACCTTACCTTCTCCATCGCTTAACCCCAAATCATAAGTAACTATCTTTATTCTAAAATTCAATTGAGTTTCCTCATTATCATCAGAACCATAATCAAGCATAACTATCATTCCTGGAATATCGTATCCATATGAATCTAAAAAATTCTTAGGTGGAATCCATCCACTATATACTGCTATGTTGACTAAATCAGTACCATTAATCTTTTCCTCTTCATTTTCTGATAATCCACCTTTTGGTATGTCAAAATTAGGAGGCTTTTTTAGTTTAAATTTGCTTGCAACATTTTCTTTTAAAAACTTTGTAATACTATCTAATGCTTTTAAATCATTCATTTATTTAATCCTCTTACTTTGTATATCTGTTTAATCTGTACTCAACTTCATGATTAATTCTTTCCTGAAGCTTTTGGCGAGATTCTTCTTGAACCCGTTCACTTACATTATCATTGCTTATCATTTGTGGAATAGAAAGTGTATGCAGAACCTTTATAGGATATCTACTTGCACCTGTTCTTTTTACTATGTGATTATTACCTGTAAGTCCTGAAATAAATGCTCTGGGACTTGTATTTACTGTCTTAACTCCTGCTTTTTTAACTTTAACCTTTACTGGTTTACCTTTTTTCCAACTGCCAGTATTCCTAGCAAACCTTCCAAGAGTAAGTCTTCCACCTTTACTTATAATATAAGCAGTTAAATTGCTAGAATTAGCTTTATGAATTTCTAATGTTTTAGTAATATCACTAGATTTAACATTATAAGTTTTTCGCACTTCTTGATTAACCCTTTTTCTTGTAAATGTTAGTGTTCTATTAATAGCAGCTGCAGTAGCTTTAGGAATTTCTTTAGGAACATTGCTTAACTTACTTACAGCTTTTTTTAATTCACTATCATCAATCTTTAAATTAATAGCCATTAGTTTCTAGCTCCTTGTAAGATAACTTCATACATTCCACTATCATATTTTACATCGAATACTTTATAAGACGAACCATCAAACATCTGTATATCTCCTATTTTAACTTCTCTGTTAATATCAGAGCTATTTATAAAATAAAGAATATCTGCTTGAAGTATTCCATCATATTCTTTCTGATTTCTCTCTTTTAGAGTTTCATTGTCAACTATTACGGTCTTTAAAACTCCATCAATATAGTGTCTTTCTGCAAATTCTTCTTTGTTTATAAAAACAGAATCAAGATCATTATTTAAAATATCTTTAAATGAACCCTTTATCATTTATTTCTTCTTCCTATAATTGTTTTTTCATTACTTTTTTGATTTGATTCTATTTGTTTATTATCATTTTCTATACTAATAATATCAACAATATTTTCTGATTCAGACTCATTGATATTATTAGTATAGTAATCTTCCATTTCTTTTTTCTCATCAACATTTTCATTTAAATTTCCAATCGCTTGGATATTTGATTCTGTTTTTTCTTCATTATTGTTTTCCCACCGAGCCATTCCATTATCCAACCATAACTTAACCATTTCATGATTGGATGCTGGAAGCTCTTCACCTATTTTATATAAATGTGCTTCAAATAAAATAGGTGATATTACTACCAACTTATCCATCAATATCACCTTATCCTAATAATTTTACACTTACAGTTTTATCATTGGCAGCAGCTTCTTTAACTGCATATCCAGCAGGTATATTTGAATCTGCAGTTGCAGTAATCGCATCATGTGTTGCATCATAATATACTTCTGCACCTTGTGTTATTTTTTCCGAATCTGCTTTTTTTAACTCAAATACTCCTACCACATGAAGTATGCCCTTACCTTCAGGCTGTATATCGTCACCAACTACAGCTATTCTTGTTGAAAGTGAAACTACTGTCCCATTTTCTATTTTTTCTTTAGTAGAATTTGTATAATCTACTGTTTCTCCTCTTTGAACATATGTTGCTTTCATACTACTCTAACCTCCTAGTTATAATAATGGATTTTTAAGTGTTGTTCCTGGATTCTTAATAATTCCCCTATAATCCATAACCGAAATCCCCCAATCCAAGTAAATATCCCATACAAATCCTAATTGACCTGGTGTTTCCATACGTCTTATAGTTGGAATTTCTTGACCATTTAAGTAATCAATTTGTATTGAGTCTATATCATTCTTATCACCAATAACAAACCATGGAATAGCATCTGTTTTGCATAATACATTTAATGTTGCATCTTCAACAATTTGTATTTGATTTCTATATCTGTATAGTGGATTAGATGCTTGAGTGTTGCCTGTTGTATTAATATATGGGCTATCAAATATTGTATACATATCAAAAGAATATCCAACTGGAACAACAATATAAGTAGGTCTTATAATTATTGCTTCTCCAAATTGATCTGTCTGCAATTGTAAAGCCATAAATATTTTCTGTATTGCTTCTGCTGTAACTCCTGTTCCAGTAGATAATACATTTTTATGTTCTGCACTGAATAAATTCTTTCCATCGTATATTGCTGGATTATTTAATAGTATTTCATACACCTGTTTATTTTGTGTCTTTCTAGCTGATGCAGCATATTTAGCTGGTATTTTTGATAAAAAATCAATATCATCATTGATAAAAGCCTGTCTTGTCATAGAGAATTGTCTTCCATACGTTTTTAATTTTCTAGTTGGAAGCTTTGCATCTGTTGGCTTATCGTGCTTGATTTCTCCTCCTTCAGGTATTTCTAAGAATTCACCTGCTGGACCACCTAAGTAATTATTTTCTACTGTCTTAAAATCTTTTAATGTTCCTTTTTTAGTCCATACATCAAATGTGACTGGTGCCTGGTTATGACCTTCAACATATGCTTTATTAATTGCTTGATCCATTATGCTTGGAAATGCTGCAGTTGGATTATAAAATTGTCTTGATAACATTCCATAAAGTTCATCTGATGATCTTCTGTTTAATCCTGATACTCCTGCGCCTTGCAATGTCTCTATTGCCAAATCTCTTAATGACATACCCATTAAATCTCTAGCACCTTCTGCAGGTTTATCAATGATGACTCCGCCACGCATTATTAATGCATCAGCCGCTGCTGCTCTGAACTTATCCTGTTCATCAGCTATAATAGTAGTTTCTCCTGTTCCTCTTGTAGCAATTGGTCCTGCTTCTCCTTTAAGTCCTTCAAGGATAGCTTTTCTGACATCATCAACAGATGTTCCGTTAGCAATATAATCTTCAGCTGAATCAATTCCAAATTCTCTGCACAAAGTTGTTATTTCTGATGATCTTTTTCTTTCTGCCTCCAGGCTTCTAGCATTTGAATCATTTCCTGATTCTTCATTTTCAATTTGAATAGTTAATTGTTCAATTTCTCTTTGCAATGAGTCAAATTCTGCTTTTTCCTCTGCAGTAAGATCTCTCTTCCCTTGTTTAGCAGTACTTAAAATTTCCTGCTGTCTTAACACCTTAGCTTGTCTTTGTTGTTTTGGTCCCATTCTACCTACCTCCTAATAAAAAAGATTTGTTGTTATTTATCTGAATCTGCTTTTCATAATACGAAAGCGACTTTTCAGCTTTTCTTAAATTATTTTTTTCAGCATGTCTTCCTACTCCAACAGTAGGGTCTGCAGGCACACTTACAATTGAAATTTCAAATGGTGTCCATTTCCTAGCAACTGAACATGGACCTATGAACTTTCCATCAGCAGAACTTTTATTTGCTGAAACTTCTTCCCATGAGTCAATGCAATATCCAACTGAAACACCTTTTAATGTTCCTGATTTAACTTTTTGATATATTTTTTCTGATTCTTCATCAGTATCAAACTCAACTTCTGATTTTCCTCTTTTATCTTCAAGCCATACTTTATTAACTTTTCCTATAACAGCATCTCTATTGTGATTAAATAACAAGCAGCCGATTTCACTTAATCTAGTTAAATCGACTGCTCCATCTGAATGATCTAAAATTTCAGTCCCCCACCATCTTTCATATGGTTCCTCTGATGAAAAGCTTAGTTCAAATTTTCTTTCATTACCTTCACCTTTTAATGCTCTTATAGAATTTACTAAGAGTTCCCTTGTTGACTTGTTTTTTTCATCACTGTCCCTCATAATAAAGTTCTTCCCCCTTCTTTCCAAATATCACACCTCCTAAATCAATTCCTTGGTCTTTAGCATATTGTAATACTTCATTGAATTCATCAATCTGTTCTTTCCAATCCTTACCGTTTTCTGCTGCAATTTGTTTGAATGTTTTTTGACCAGTTTGTAATGCAATTTTATTTGCATTTGCTTCTTTAAGTGGATCTATCCACCTCTTTGGAGCTTTAATCCATTCATGTTTTAGATAAATTTCTTTGTTATTCCAGAATTCCTTGAAATCAATTTTACCGCTTAAATATGCCGATATAATAAAAGTTTCATACACTTCATCTATAACATTTTCTATAAGCAACTCAACATCTTCATCATACGTCAATTCATCTTCTATAGTTCCCTGTCTTGCGGAAGAATAATTTGTTTCTGACATATCTCTAGATGTAGCTTCATAACTTATTCCTTGTCCAGCGCCTATCAACCTTTGTTGAAGTTTAATATATCCAGTTGCATCTGCACTTTGACCAGATGGATTTACAACTTGTATCTCATCACCAGCATTAAGTTCCTTGATCATTCCCGGCGAAATGGTCTTGCCTTCATAATCATTTTTTGATTGAATTATATTGTTCCTACCTCCTATTCCCGTTGTAGGAAGTGTTTTCTTTATAAATACTGATAAGCATGCTGCTATTCTTTCTTTTACAGATACCGCAGTCATAAATTCATTAGCATCTCTTATTCTTGTGATTGTAGGAGCCATGTCTGACATTTCTCTCACTTGACTTGGCCTTTTTTTAGAATAGTAGAATATTACATACTTAGCTTCAATATAGATTGGACTTTCTATTGTAAATCCATCTATACTGTATTGTTTTATCCAATATCCTACAGCCTTGTTATATTCATTGTACTCAATTCCTCCTACAACCTTATTCTTATTGTTTTTAGGAACCATCTGAGATATATCAAGTTCATCTACTTCAATAGCCTGTAATTGAAACGGAATAATTCCATCCTTTGTATATCTTTTTAAGAATATTATTACTCCATCTATCTTCTTACGTTCTACTGCCATCCTTATCATTTGGTTAAAACTCTGTGTACCTGTAACATCACAGTTATTTTTCTTGCACCAAACTTTCCATAATTCTTCTATGCTTTTGTTTATATCATCATCTGATGTTTTTGCTTGCAGGGTATATCCCCCACCGATAATATTTCTTTTAAATGCTCCAACAACCGAATTCATAATATCAGAGTTTCTTTCTAAATCCCTACATCTAGCTCTTACATTATCTCTATAATATCTATCCGTCATTTCTGCAGACTGATTTGTAGATTTCCAGTTAGAATTTGTTCTTCCATAACTCCCAGCATCATAATTTCTAATCTCATCTAAATATTGTCTATAAGCTTCTCTTTTAACCCCCCATTCAGGTGAAACAAAACTTATAACACCATCTAACCAGTTCAATTTAACCACCTACCTTCCAGAAAATACAGCAACATAAGTATCATCTAACAACTGACTGTCATTTTGTGCTACCTGTGCCATTAAATCATCTTTCATTTCTTTAAGCATCCTTAAATCTGCTCTAGTTAATTGTCTGGAACCAATTTTATATGATTGTCCTCCAACCAAAACATTATATATAGCCTTATCTACTTCTTCTAACATTTCCTGCGTTGTAAGTTTATTATCATCCGCCATAAAACACACCACCTTTAAATCCATTCTTCATTACTTTTTATCCAGCTTTCCTCTGGAGCATATTGCTCTTCTTGTTTTTTATGTTGCTGTGGAGCTTCATCTTCTAAATGCAAAGTCCTTACTCCCATTATATCTGCAGCAGCTATAGCATAAACTTCAGCATCTAAATAATGGTTGTCTGCATGGCTCTTTTTTAATACCCACTGTTGACTCTTCTTATTTCCATTCTTAACATTCACCTTATGTTCAGCAGTAACTTGTTCAGCATATTCTCTATCACATCCTTTGTAAACCATCCATGACCCAATTCCATTTTCCTTCTTCATACGTCCAGCAATCATATCCTTATATTTACCACCATCAACTATAACTAAATTCATTCCATAGGCTTTAGAATCAGTTTTATTAACTTTTGATAATTTATAATGTGACAGCTGCGCATTAGATGCACCTTTTACTGGCAGGCACCATTCTGAATTAGATGCAGCAAAATCATAAACTGAATCAGAATCATATCCAGAGTCTATTAATGTTAAATTAACAAGCATTTTAGTTCCATCTTTCTTACAATATTCAAGATTCATAATTTTTTCTATTTCCCTAAAAGAAAAAGCTTGACCATGACATATATTTTGACTTGTTATATAATTCCCAAATGCTCTTATACTCCAATACAAACAATTTTCTTGTACATCCACTCCTGCTGTAAGAAGTTTAGCCCAATCTGGAATAATGTACTGTTTATAGTCTGTCTGTCTCTCAAGAACTAAATCAGCAGTAGTTTTCAACTTTGTATCTTCCCAAGGTTCAGCCAACCATGAATTCACAAAGTTCTGAAGTTCATCTGGATCATTTCTAGACTCTAAAAATTTTTTAGCCATATCTTCCCATGTTACAAATATGCTATAAAGTGAATTCAACCAAAATGATACTGTTTTTGGTTTACCAATACATTTTTTATTTATACTTCTCCATTGGCCATTCCTTAACATCTTTGGTTTTTCTCTATCTTCAATAATACATCCACATTCCTGACATACATATTTAGCAGTAGCTGCCCGTTCTGCTATAGTCAGTTTACTTTCCTTATCTTTATCAAATATTACCTGAATCCATTTAAGTTCAATAAACTCACCACAATGAGGACATGGAACAAAATAATGTCTTTGTTCTTCAGCAGATTCATGTAATTTCCAAACATAGTTATCTTTTAAAGTAGGTGTAGAACATGAATATATTTTCTTTGAATGTTTAAATGTCTTTGTTCTTTCAAGCGCCAAATCGTAAGGAGATGCTTCCTTCTTTGAAGCTCCACCCATTTTGTCAATTTCATCAAACATCAAAAACTTTATTGCTTTTGATGCCAGTTTACTTGGTGAATTAGCACCTCTAAGATAAACATTCATTCCCTTAAACTTTAATCCTAATTCCTTAGATTGATTTTCATAAAATCTTTCTCTTATGCTTGGACTTTTTCTAAAAGCTGGTTTTAATTTATCATTTGAAACATCTTTAGCTAAATCATCTGTAGGATAAACAATCATAGTTGGGCTAGGATTTTGAGTAACAATCCATCCGAGTTCATTTATTAATGCTTCCGTTCCTCCAACCTGAGTTGGTTTACAGAAATTTATATGTTCTATGTACGGATCATTAAATGAATCCATTATTTCAACTAAATAAGGAGTAACATCATTTGACCATTTACCAGGGAGTGAGCTGGATTCATCTAACACTCTATATTTTTCAGCCCACTGGCTTACTGTAAGTTGTTCAGGTTTTGACAGAGTACGTTTTAATACTCTCCTAAATAAATTACTTGTCTTTTCTTTAGAACGTATCCTTTCATTTCCCATAATTATCACCTATTTTTAATATTTAGCATTCATCTTCATCATCCTCATAATCATAGTTTTTTTCTCTATTTATCTCGTCTGGATTATATTCAGATAGTTCATCTAATGTTTCGTACATTTCTTTCTGCAGTATTTCTATAATTCTATTTACATCTTCTTCTCCTAGTATTTGTACTGCAACTTTACTTGGAATTGATAATAGTCTATTTCTGAAATTAATAAGCATCTCACTCAAAAACAATTCAACATCTGAAGCTTCATGAAGTTCTTTTTTTAATTTTCTAAGCTTTAATTTCGAAATATTTTTCTTAATTTGTTCATGCTCTGCTTTTTCTCTTTCAACATCTATAGATGTACCCGAATTCGTTTCCGCTTTTACCTTATATTCAATGTACTCTTGAACACATTTTTCTAACGAATATTTTTTACCATTTTCAGCAAATGAAAAGAAGCCTTCTTCTCTTAATTGTCTAACTCTTCTAGATGTGATTCCTAAAATAGTTGCAAGCTCTTTCTGATTTACATTCAATTTTAAAAATCACCTCTTTTTTAAATAATATTTTTTCACATATTTTTTGATTAAAATTAAATAATTTCAAATATAAAAAGCGGAAGGAAGTACCGAAAAATTTTTTTTCATAAAGAGATGAAAACTGGGCATCGCTAGACCCGTTATACGCCTACCCCCTAGTAAGTACCTTAAAGCGTTTATTCATAACTGTTCTGCCTTATTGCTCCTCGTTCTCTCTTATAACTTCTATGCTTCATGCAGTCCTCAGCTCCATCATAGGGATAGTAATACAGTTCCATTAGTTCACATGTGCTAATGTTTCTACATAGTTTGCATTCTATTGGAGACTTAGCACATACAACTTTGTCTTTAGCAAACTTTACATTTAACTTTATTTTCTTTCTTTTCACTGTACTCACCTCCTAATAATAAAAGCTATGCACCTATACTTAATTGTATAGATGCATAGCTTTTGTTGGGGCAACTCATCTTAACTTTTGCTTGATACCATATTACTATATATATTTAATATGCTCAATAGCACTAATTGTTGTACCTATTGTTGCATTTTATATTATATAATTTCCTTTATACTCTCAGGAAATAACACAGTTACAAGCATATTCATAAGTCTCTTTCTATTACGTATAATAGTTGTTCTATCTTTGCTTAATAGTTCCGCAAGATAATCATCTGTTACATTTTTATTATAATCAGAATTCCTCTTTAGGTATTTCAACTCTATGATCTTATAGTATTTATCCTTCTTAATCTTATTTAAAGCCTTGTCTATTCTTCTAATATCTCTCTCTGTTTCTTTCTTCTCAAGTATGTATTTTTCTCTAAGCTGAATATATCTTTCCTCTGCTGTTATTCTTCCTCCTGATGTAGAATAAACCACTATTGATTTGCTTGATTGTGGCAATCCATTCTCTTCTATATCTTTAATATCCTCATCCTTCTGCTTTACTGCATCCTTCAAATTTTCATAGTTATATAACAATAGCTCTACCCTCTTATAATAGCTCAATTCTTTTTTTATCATATTCTTATTTCTTAGTTCCTCTACAATTCCTTTTGCTGTTTCTTCTGCAGTTTTATTTATCATCTTATTAATTTTATTCATATCAATACAATCCTTACTCATGTTTATCACCCTTAATTCTAATTATCCTTTTAGCAGTTTTTCTTTTAACTCTTATCTTCTTGGATCTATCGATTATTGCTCTATATTTACTTAGCTCATCTTTATATTGACTATATTTATCTATGCATATATCATATTTTTCTATTATACTTCCACTTATTATTGCAGCTCTTTGTGATTCAATTAGTGATCTATTAGTTAAATCAAATAAATCTTTGCACTCATCCCTTAATTTTTTCCTAACCGTTCTCATTTCTTCTAGTATTTCAATTACCTCTTCATTTTGCTTATATGTTTTTCTATACTCTATTAAAGTTAATATTAATGAAATTACTAACATTAATTCTGTTACTATCTTAATCATTCCTTACATCTCCTTATTCCTTGGTCTATTCTTAATCTTAATTTCATGATATTGATACAATCTCATAACAGCATTTGCCTTCTTCTTATACTTTATTATTGCTAATTATACTACATCAAAAATATATTTCTTTAATATCTTATGGAAGTAATGTTTCTAACATATTACCAATTCTCTTCTTCTAAATTTTAAAGTTTTAGAAATAAAAAATATCGCAAGTATATTCTTTTTTATGAATAGTGCGATATTCTAACTTAAATCTTTAATTTATAAATCTTATAACTTGTTGTAGTTTACTTACAAATCAAAGCTTGTATTTTCTTTATTCAAAGTTTTTCTTCCTTACCAATTGCATCAAATAATCTATTTAAATTCTCCCTTAATACCTTTGTAGTTATTACTTTTCCAGAATAAAAATGCTCATTACTGAATGAAACTAAAAAAATAGAATAACATTTTATAATTTCATCACTACATTCACTTATTGCTGCATTATAAAAATCACTATTTATAAATCTTTTTATATTTGAATCTGCTTTATCCCAATACTTAATATACTTTTTATGCTGATCTATTTTATATTCTAACAATCCATCTGTTTCGATCGTATCATTCAAATGCTTTTCTAATATATAAAGCCTTCCTTCTACACTTACAAAACCACCTAACAAATTATCTTTTTCATCCAAATAATCAGATTGTGTCATAATTCCTTCATAACTTGGCAATGATCTTTTTAACGCATCATGATATGGCTTTATCAACTGTATCCTTTGCTGTTTTATCTGCTTATTATTTATAAATATTGCTATTAATATAGATATTACAGTCATAATAGAACTAATTATAGCTCCTATAAAATTTATCCAGCCATCTGAAGTAATTTTACTAATATCCATTTTTCCCTCCCTATAAATTATTTTGTAAATAATTATATATTATCACTAAATTATAGCATACTTATTAATATCACACTATTCACTTTTCAAAGATCAATCTTTTATTAAATAAAAAATTAAATTTGCTTTGGTAACTCAAAATTTAACCATAGAACCTCAATTCTTTCTTTTTCTTGTTCTGTATTGGTCCTAATTTCTTTAGTATTGCAACCCTTTAAAATATCTCCATACAATTTGCTTTTATATTCTTAAATTATCACAGGTCCTGTTAAATATTTATCTCTTTCAAATCCTTTGTCTAAGAAATAAATGTTGATATTTATTTCTCACTCTCAACACCTTTAATCTGCAATTCACGTACTTTTTAAGAATTGTATAATATTAAAATAAAAAAATCGCAAATCCAATTTCTTGAATAATGCGATTTTACAATTTAATATTTAGTTTTAATATTTAGTTTTAATAATTTATAACTTATTAATATCGATAGTTTCTAATTGTTTAACAAATTTCTCTGTTGTAGTAACGATTAACTTTGAGTTTGCCCAATAAAATTTATTCTTTATACAAACTTCATTTTGATCCGAAGGATAACGAAAATTTGTCCCTGTATCATCTAACAAGTCTATATTCCGTATAAAATCCCCCATTTTTTTTAACAAATCTTTATCATTTTCTGAAATATCCTTGGGAAGATAAGATAAAAATGATGACCAAATTTTATTTAATCCATGCACTTTTTTAGGTTTCCCATCAATACAAAAAATTGCATATTTTATAGCTAGTTCTAAACAATGTCGACATAAGTAAATAATAGGTATAGTTAAAGAATAACTATAGAATACTTTACTGATACCAATTTGCACTTTTCCCATATCTACTAGCCTCTCTGAAAGAATTTTCGCGCTTTCTAAATATGATTTAATAAATTCTACTTGAATTTTATATTCTCGTACTTCTTCTTTTAATACACTACTAAATGTAATTAGATTAAAATCTGGAATAGACTCATCATTAAAACCATTCATTTGTGACTTATATAGTTTTTCTACACTAACATCTTCAAATAACATTTCTTTAAAAATCATATCATCACCACCATAAACTGATTATTACATATAATTATATAAATTATCTTACTATTTTGTAAAGACCGCATTATTCAATTTTCAAAGATCAATTTCTAATTTATAATTTCTACGCTCTTTCGGAATTACTTTATTTTATATAATCCGTAATAGCATACTCTTTCTACTTCCTCATTTGAATATCTATATGTTAAAGTCTTATTTATATTTTTCAGCATCTTGTAATGCTTTCTTATAAACCTCTTAACATTCATACTCCTTTGCCTTTATTTCTTTTTTTACTTGAATCACCATCTTTTAAATAGTTTAATTTTATTAATTCCTCTTCAACAGCTTGTTTAATATCTATTCCTTCTTTTTCAATTCTTTCTTGTGCTATTGGTGCAACTTTATCAACTATATCTTTAATTATTCCCATACTCTCTCTGCTCCTCTGTTACATAAGGATCTAATTTCTGACTTGCTAAAATTGTTCTATTATCATTAGTTCCATATTTTAAAATACAATCATACATCTTTTCCCTTAATAGTTCTGTTTCTCTCTCTTTCATCTTCAATACCCCTTATATACATTTTTAAAAATTTTATCCACTCATAAGTGAAAAATTAACTGTTATTAAGCTCTACCCTATGCCATGTCAATAAACTTCTTAAGCAATCCAGTTCCAACCTCTTATTTCTTAATGCTTCCTGACATACTGTATACTTATTTTCTGCTAATCCTCTTTTTAATCTTAAGTTGCTTATTCTTTCATCACCTTTTGCTATATCATTAACAATCGTTGTTGCACATTTTTCAGTTCTTAGCTGCAACAGCTTCTTACTTAATTGAATTTTATATTGCTGCTCTGCATACTCTTTTTCCTGTCCATACCTAAACAACTTTGTATTCAATTCACTAAGTTCTCTTTGTGCCTTTTTAATTTGATCCATTATATCTTGTGGATTCATACTATTCCTCCATTGTTAAAAAGGCATGTCCCCTCCATCTACTGGTGTTATATCCTCTTCAAATATATCTTGATTCATATTTCCAAAATTATTAGAACCATCATTCTGATTTACTTCACCCTTATTCCCTAGAAACTGAACACCACCAAATTGATCTGCTACTACTTCAGTAATATATCTCTTAGTACCATCTTTAGCATCATAACTTCTAGTTTGAATTTTTCCGCTAATAGCAACTTGTCCGCCTTTACTCATATAATTTGCAGTGTTTTCAGCTTGTTTACCCCATATTACTATAGGAATAAAATCAGCTTCATTTTGGTTAGTCTTTGGATTATATCTATCAATTGCTAATGTTAAAGTTGTTACTGCTGCACCACTTCCAGGTGTAAATCTAAGTTCAGGATCTTTAGTTAATCTTCCTATTAAAACTACTTTATTCATTTTTCATTCCTCCATCTTTGATTGTAATGAAGAGGATTTTAACTCTCTTAATTGCTATTTAACCAGTCAACAAATAAATGATATTAAATAATTGTTTGTGTACTTAGCCACTTAATACATGTTGAATGTTTATTTTCTTCTGTACACTGTATTGCTAAATCGCAAAAACCAGCACACCCATTTCCGCCATTACATCTACTGCATATAAAATCTGCCATTTCATTTAAAGACATTTTTTGTATTATGTTAAGTATATTTTCATTTAAATAATTAGGTGTCTTTTGTTCTACTATCTCACCAGTTTCCAAATCAACTATTGCCAAATTTTCATTTTCTTTGGTGTCCGATTCGGACACCTTTTCTATTTCAGATTTTTTCTTATTCAAAACCATTTGTGCTATTTCTTTAGCTTTAACGTCTTCACCTCTTGCAACTTTCTGCACTATGTCTTTTTGCTCTTGCGCTGATAATTTACTTGTTTCATATGCAGAGGTAGTGTTTAATTTTCCATCTTTAAACTGTTCCTTTGCTTCTCCAACTAAATTATTATTAATTGCTTCCATTCTTGCTACTTGTGTGCTACTAATATCGAGTAATTCGGCTATTATATTTCTCAATTTACCTTTTATCTCTAACCCATCTTCATCACGAGCTTTAATTAATGCTTCCTTTAACCTTTGTATTTGTTCTGCCTCTTCATAAGGTGTCAACTTTCTTGTAAATGCATTTCCTACTATAAGTGAAAGTTCAAAAAACGCTTCTGTCATTTCTTTATACAAGTACTCAACTTTTTCAAATTGCTTATATCCTCGTTCTATATTGAATATATTAGCTTTATTTCTTCTATGGCCGCTTAAAATTCTGAACTCTCCATCAACTTTTCCCAGTACTGTAGGCTGCTGTTGACCTACCAATAAAAATGTATCTGCTAATTCTTCAATATTTTCTTGACTATAAAAATTACTTTGTGAAGGTATAACATCATATGGACTTAATTTTATTGTTCTATATCCAGTGATATTAATATCTTTATCATTAGTTGACTTATTTTTCATGATGTCGTTTAAAGTAAACTTTCCAGTAACAGCCATGTATTATTCCTCCTTGATTTTATTTAAATATTCATCAATAAATTTTAGGTAATCAATAGCAGCACCGCATCTTCTGCTATGCTCCGTAATCCCTTTATGAAAGAATATGCTTTCATCAACTTTTTCTGTATATCTTATTTTTGTATCAAATACTGGGTACTCAGTTTTTTCTCTTATCCACTCCTCCGCTAAAACATTAATATCATTTTTTCGAAATACTGTTATTAGACATCCCATTAACTTAATATTTTTATTAAATGTTTTGGCTTCTTCTATTTTTTCAGATATAATATCAAGACCATCAAGTGCCCATTCATCTAATTTAATTGGTACTATTACATCATCAGCAACTACTAATGCATTTATTACATTCAATGCAATATCTGGAGGATTATCTATTATACAAAAATCATACTTATCTTTTACTTGATCTAATACTTGTTTATATTTAATATACTTATCTTCACTTTCATCATCTTTACTTAACTGCCAATTCTCAACAAAAAGTCCCATATTGGCAGTTATAATATCAATGTTAGAATTCTTAGTTTGTCTTATTGCATCTTCTGCTCTTACACGTTTATCTGCTAACATTTTTGCAGTACCACATTCTTCATTTTCATTAAATACCTCAAAAAACTTACTTGCATTTCCTTGTTTATCATTATCTATAATTAAAACTTTTTTGTTATAATTTACAGCCAATATATTACATATGTTTATACTAGTTATTGTCTTTCCAACTCCACCTTTTAAATTAATAATTGAAATTACTTTCATTAAAAAAACCTCTTCTCATATTTATTTTTAAATTTGAACTCATTAATCATCTTAAATGTGATAATCGCCTTTGTATTCTGTCTTTATTTTCTGCCCGATGCATTCCAGCTTGTTTCTTTCCTTCTTCTGCTCTTTTCCTTTTAATTTCAATATCTCTAACTGTCTTTTGTGCAAATTCATGAGGGGTCATTTTTTTATATTTCATACCTTGTCCCCCCTATAAATTTTATAGCTAAAGTATCTTAGTTAAAGTATCTTCTGTATCTAAATAACTCTCTATAACTTCTCTAGCATTATTCCATCCATAGCAAACCTCTACTTTATAGTTCATATCTCGTAATCTTTTAATCCAAATCTCTTGCATGGGACTTGTCTTATTTCTTCCTACTTTTAACTCTATATACAATCCAAAGAATCCATCTTTTGCAACTGGCAAACATATATCTGGTACACCAGCTTTTACACCTTGCCTTTTTAATGCTGCTCCTTCTTTTGCTTCACGCTTTCCACCATTAGGAACATGGTATAAAAGTTCTAACTCTTTATACTTTTGTCTTGCTAATTGTGCCCATTGAAATAATGCTGCCTGTTCACTTGCTTCACTCATTCCCTTTTCACCTCTTCTTCTTTAATCAATCTTGCGTATAAATATACTCCAGCAAAATCATCACTTATATGTGCTTTGCAATCTACAAATCTACATCCGGGATATTTACTTTCAAAAAATTCTTTATAATCATTTTCATTTACAGCTATAATTTCAGCTTTTCTTCTTGTAAGTGTTGTTCTATCTTTTGTTATTTTGGGTTTCTTTAAATTTAAAGAATGTCCAAATCGCTTTCCTCTTCTTGATGCTTTAGTTATATTATTTTTTTCATTAGGGTTTTGCTCCTGCTCCGCAAAATACTTTCCTAATTGACTGAATCCAAAATCTCCTTCTTGTAATTTTCTTGCATTTGCTATACCTTTACCCCATAATTTTTCTGCTACATCTCTATCTACTCCACTAATTACTATGTGATGATGTATTCTTATCTTTTTTTCAGAATTTGGGTCATTATCATATGATATTATATACATGTATTTAAGTTCTTTAGTTATCTTGTTTCTTTTCATCCATCTTCTTACTCTACTTATAAAATTTGTTATATCTTTATATGCTCTATCTTCATCTATACCTTTCATGTCCCTATAAGTTAATGTCATAAATAAATCATCAGTAGTAAAATTAGTATGTAGATATCTTGTAATGTTCTTAATTCTATTTTTCAAATTTAGTTTTTTTTGTTTTTTACTACTTTCTTTTTTCTTTTTTGCCCGTGGCATATCACATTTACATTTCCATGATGGATATATAGAACACTCAATATATTTTTTACTTTTTACTGTCTTCCTTACATAAACATAATTATTATTTATTCTTAAATCTTCTAAGTCTTCACTCTTTAAATCTTTATCATATATATTTTCATAATCATAATTATCATATAGTCTCTTCTTCATATTTCTACCTCAGTATATTTTGTAAAATATTAGGTGTCCCAGATAATAATACCTATTACAAGCCCTATAAAAACCTTAAAAAAGCTTCAAAAAAATTGACACTATTTAGTTATGAGACTATAATTAAATTATGTTGAGTATAGTCTCATAACTTTTGAATGTGCTTATGTTTGGTCGCAAAGCACATTTTTTTGTGTCTTTAAAATTTTCATATATTAACATTTTTCTTTCTGTTTAAAAACAATCTATCTATATATTTCTTATTCTTTTCTTTTGTCATTTTCCCAATTTGACTTCGTGTCATTAATGGTATAGTCGCTGCATCTTCTATACTCCATCCACTTTTTAATCTATGATAAAAAGCTCTCTCTGAAATTCCATTTTTTCTTGCTAATTCTCGATATTCAGCAGGATATTTTCTATTCCTTTCACTCATAATCTTTGCTCGCTCTTTATAATCTTGTAGTTTCTTAGTTGCTGCTACTTCTGGATCTAAATTAATAATATTAATTCTATATTTAAGCGTTGAGTAACAAATTCCATTTTCTTTAGCAATCTTAATAAACCGTTTATCTATTCTTCTCTGCTTTCTTGGAGCCATTGATATGGCTTGTTCCTTATCCCATGCTAGTCTTCTTATTCTATCCTCTAAAGTAGCTCTACATATTCCATTTGCTTTTGCAATTTCATATTCTTCTGGTGTAATATAATAATCATATGGATTTAACATACTACTTCACACCTGCCCATCATTTACGATTCTTAATTTCGTCTAAACAATCTGTACAAATATTTTTCCCTTTATAACTAATTACATTTCTTGCTTCTCCACAGAATATGCATGATGGATTATATTTCTTCATTATTATTTGTTCTCCATCTACAAATATTTCAACTGCATCCTTTTCTGCTATTCCTAATGTTCTTCTTAATTCCATTGGAATAACAATTCTTCCAAGCTCGTCTACTTTTCTTACAATTCCTATACTTTTCATTCTTAACCCTCCAAATATATTATTAAGCTTCTTTTACATTTTCTTTTGCAAAAGGCATTGTGAACATTCCTATTTCTAACTTAGTTTTCTTTAGTTCTTCATCTAATTCTTCAATAGTGTAAATTCCTCTACTGTGTAAAATGTCCCATGCCTTTTCTACTGTCATTTCTTCTGTTTTATTATTTTCCATGTCCTCACTCCCCCATTTATTCAACTGAATTACATTACATTGTAAAAAAATTAATTGGGTGCTCTTACTTTAATGCCATTTAGGCTATAAATATAAATTCCTTCTGATTCATTTACAAAATAGTAATTTTCATATTTCTGTGAATATAATCTATGTTTTATTCTTAGTGTAGATTTCAAGAATATAGGTCTATATGAAGTATTTTGGGATTCTTCTATACCTATAGAAGAATTAGTTCATTGGCCAAAGAATGCCATTATTACTCAGATTTAAAATATTCAAAAACTATAGTTTGTGATTTTAATTTGTAATTGATTATAATATCGGTATCTTTGTCAAAATTTATTGGTTTCAATATTACTTGCAACATAGTAATTAATTTTATAAATTCATTACTATTTACATGAATTTCATTATATTTTGATAACTGCTCTTGAACTGGTACTTCAGGAGCAGTTTCTTTTTCCTTTTCCACCTAATTCCCCCCCCTTTCACCCCTAAAATCTACACCTAATATTCCAACTATGGTAAAATTATGTTGAAAGGAGGTGTTTATTTATGACTAAAGACTTTGATGATTTTTTATCTTCTATTGATCAAGAAACTTTCATGACTATTGTAAATAAATCAACTTTCAAAAAATGTGATTTAAATTCCTTAGATCCAGAAGATTTAAAAAGCATATTAGCAAATAATGCAAAAATTACTTTAGATCTTCTTGCACTTTACCACGACTGGCTACATAGTTAGCCATCTCTTCTGCAAATCCTAGTTTAACTTTTTCCCACCACTGCTCTTGAACTGGTACTTCAGGAGCAGTTTCTTTTACTTTTTCAACGATGCTAACAATATGATGTATTGTTCTTACACAATCATTTATATTGTTAGCACGTTCAGAAGATATTTCTTCTCCATTTTCTATATCTTTTTTTACACTTTCAAACATAGTCTCTGAATATTCTAAATAACTTTTTAATGTTTCTATAATTTGTTCTTTTAATTCATTATCCAACTAATTCACCCCCTTTCCAATTGCTCTAGCAATCTTAAACCCATCAATAACATATTTAAAAGCTTTCTGCTCTTCAGGATTTAAGGTTTTAATAAATTCAAAGATTTCATTTGTCTCTTTTTTATCTTCTTTTTTTAAAATAACTTCCATAATTTTATCCTCCTTTTGTTATTTATATATTTTAATTTTTTCTTCTACTAACTTTTTACGAACTGGACTATACTACATAGACTTTGTAGTCGCTCGTTATCTAAAGATGTGTTTATTTAAGCATGCAACACATTTATTTATTTGTTTTGTGTTGATAAATACATTATAATATCCAAAATTGTTCCTGTCAACACATTGAATGTATTTTTTTGTTATTTTTGCGTTGACTAACACATTTCTGTATGATAGTATTTTTATTAGGAGGTGAGTATTGTTGGATATGCATGAAAGAATAAAAAAAATAAGAAATGATCAAAATTTAACACAAAATGAATTTGCACAAAGGCTAGGTGTTACACGTTCTGTTATTTCTAATATAGAATTAAATAGACTTGCAAAGCCTGAGCAAAAAACTTCATTAATAAAGTTAATTAGTAAAGAATTTTCTATAAATGAAGAGTGGCTATTAAATGGTACTGGATCTGAAAAAATTGAATCAGATACTTTTTCATTAGATGAATACATTAAATCTAAAGGCGCAACTCAACTAGAACTTGATCTTATAAAAAGTTATTTTGAAATACCTGAAGATCTTAGAAATTCAATTATGAATAGTTTTAAACATAGTGTTTTAAAACAAATGAGAAACACTGAAGAAGCTGCTACTACTGAAAGTTCTGAATTAAATGATATTGATTATGAAGTTGAATCCTATCGTAAAGAACTTGAGGCCGAACAAAAAGGGCAAATATCATCAGCTTCAGAAAAGCCAAAAGGCGCTTAAATATGAAAGCCAAAGGTCGTGAAATGAATGGATAATAATAAAATTGAATCTTTATTACTCCAAATTATAAAGAATCAGGAAAGTATGCAGTCTGATATAACTGAAATAAAAAATAAAATTGATTCTATTTATGATCAGACAGCAAATTTAACAAAATTTAGAACTAAAGAAGATGTTTTTGATATAAGGGATCATTTAAAAATTATAAAATAGAACCATTAAAGTAATTTTAGAGGTGATCTTATGAGCAATATTATAAATAAAGGTGAATTATTATCAATAATTTCAGTTAATCCATTAGATAACTAGATGTTATCGATAGAATTTAGTAATCATGAAAAACGTCTTTTTGATGTTAAATCACTTTTTGACAAAGCAGTTTATAAACCACTTAAAGATAAAAATTTATTTAATAAAGTTCATATTATTTATAACTATACTATTGCCTGGAATGATGATATTGATATGTGTCCTGATAGTTTATATCGTGACAGTATCCCCTTCAATAATTAAGAATGAAAGGTGGTTTTCTTATGGCATTAAGCCCTATAAGTAATAAAGTCTATACTTATGGTGATTATTTAAAATTTACAGATGATGAAATTGTAGAAATTATAGATGGGAGGATATGTGCAATGTCTCCAGCTCCAAGTCGAATTCATCAAGAACTAATAATGGAACTTTCAGCCGAAATTAGAAATTATATAAAATCAAATAATGGTGAATGTAAAGTGTATCCAGCTCCATTTGATGTTGTTTTAGTTGATGAAAACGAAAATTCAAATGATAGTAAAAATATTGTTCAGCCTGATATATCTGTTATATGCGATAAAAATAAATTAACAGATAAGGGCTGCACTGGTTCTCCTGATATGATTATTGAAATAATCTCTCCGTTTAATCCAAGTAACGACTATGTTAGAAAACTAAATTTATATGAACAATTTAAGATACGAGAATACTGGATTGTAAACCCAATGAAGAAAAATATCTTAGTATACACATTAACTGATAATGGTTATGGTATGCCTGATATATATACTTTCGATGATAAAGTAAAAGTTAATATATATGAAAATTTATATATTGATTTTAAATTGTTAGTTTTATAGTTTATACTATTATGCAAGGTGGTGATTTTAATTATGGATAAAAGTAATGAAATGTTTGAACTTATGACTAAAATGTATTCGGAAATGCAAGACGGGTTTTCTTCTGTAAATCAAAGGCTTGATAAAGTTGAAAGTAGACTTGATACTGTTGAGAACAAACTTAATAGCGTTGAGACCGAAGTAACTAAAACTAATATTACTATTGAAAATGATATCAAGCCTAAAATTGAAGCTTTATTTGATGGATATAAACAAAATACTGAAGCTATTAATTTATTATCAGATAAGATTGATGATTTACAAGCTGATATTAATAATTTAACTATAAGAACATTAAAAAATGAAAATAATATAATTAATTTTTCTAAGGTTATTAAGAGCAATAACAGAGATGCTCAATAAAAAATACTATTAAAGATTTTAAAGAGTTATGATATTCATAGCTCTTTAAAAATATGGAGGAAAAATGAATAAAAAAAGTGCAATTTATGTGAGAGTATCAACTTCCCATCAAATAGATAAAGACTCTTTACCTCTTCAACGTAAAGATTTAATTAATTACTCTAAGCTAATACTTGGAATAGACAATTATGTTGTATTCGAAGATGCTGGCTATAGTGGAAAAAATACAGATCGACCTGCATTTAAAGATATGTTTAATCGAATCAAAGAAGGTGAATTCAGTCATTTACTTGTCTGGAAGATTGATAGAATATCAAGAAATTTATTAGATTTCTGTTCTATGTATGATGAACTTAAAAAATATAACTGTACCTTTATAAGTAAAAATGAGCAGTTTGATACTAGTAGCGCCATGGGTGAAGCAATGTTAAAAATAATCCTTGTTTTCGCAGAACTTGAAAGAAAACTTACTGGTGAAAGAGTTGCAGCAACAATGCTTGATCGTGCTACAAAAGGCTTATGGAATGGTGCTCCAATCCCCCTTGGCTACAAATGGGATAAAGCCATTAAATTCCCAGTAATAGATAATGAAGAAAGATTAACAGTTGAATTAATCTATAATAAGTACATTGAAACAGAATCAACCTCTGCGGTTGTAAAATATCTTAATCAACATAATATAAGAACTAAACGTGATGGTAGTTGGACAACTAAAACTGTTGGTGATATCCTTAGAAACCCATTTTATAAAGGAACATACCGTTATAATTTTAGAGAATCTGCTCGTGGTAAAAAGAAGAAGGAAAACGAATGGATTGTTTTAGATAATAACCACGATCCTATAATAGATTTGGATTTATGGACTAAGTGTAATAATATTCTTGATGAAAATGCAAAGAAAAACAGTGCTCGCTTCAGAGCTAAGTCTAAAACACATATTTTTGCTGGATTACTTGAATGTGGAGAATGTCACAAAAGCTTTTATTCTAAATCTGATAAAACAAGTTTAGATGGATATACTCCAAGCATATATACATGTTCAAGTAGATATAACCATTTAGGTTGCAATCAAAAAACAATAAGCGATACCATTATAGGTAATTTCACTCTGAATTTTATTTCAAATATGATTAAATTATATAAAACTTATAAAAAACTATCTCCTGAAGATATTGAAAAGAAGTTACTTTTAGGATCTTCTTTCAATGATGTAAAAGGAATAATTGAAATTGATGATATTTTTAATTCTTTTTATAATACTTCAAGCAAAATATTTAAACCCAATAAACAAGAAACTAAACCAGCAAATGTTGATTTGAATAAATTAGATGCTGATTTAAAGAAGCAACATAGAGCTCTAGAAAGACTTGAAAATCTATATCTATATGCTGAAGATGAAATGTCTGAAAAAGATTATATACTTAAGAAAAATATTATTAATACAAAAATAAAGGAAATTGATACAAAGATAAAATCATCTGCTACAATTTCCACATCAACATATAATATTAACTTTTTTCTTAATACTGCAACACTAGAACTTTCAAAAGAAATAATTGAAGGAAATATAAACATGAAATCATTAATACAGCGTGTTGGCAGAGATATAATAAAAGAATTTGTTAATAGCTTGATTACTAAAATAACCGTTCGTGATAGAAAAGTTATAAGCATTCAATTTACGAATGGTCTAATATCAACATTCATATACGAGGTCTAA